CAGTGAAGTGAGGATTAGCCTTAACAATATTATCCTCTACATTGTATTACGATGGAATGGCAGAGAGGGTGCTTGGTATCTTGATTTACTGGATGTAAATAAATCAGTAATGATTGAAGGTGTTAAACTCTGCTTTGGTAGTGTTGTTACTGAGAAACTTACCAACAATCCTCTAGGTGGTAATCTTTATATTATCAATAATGATGATAGCAAAGATGAGTTAGGTCGTAACAACTTTGGTCAAGATAAGAAGTATCAATTAGTTTATTTAACTAATACAGAAGAATTGGAGTTATTTTAATGAGTCTGGTGTATGATAGAAAGTATCGACTATCAGTAATCGAACAGAAAGTGGAGTATACATCATCCTCTGCACCAGCCAATATTAAACAGGGCTATTACAGCGCTTGGAAGGTGCCTCCAGTCGATTCTAGTTTGCAGGGCATACAATCCCCTATCCCGTCAGTAATAAACCCTCAGAAGCCCGCTACAGGGCTTAATGACGCACTCACTCCTGTAGGCAACACCACAAAATCAGTTAGTGGTGGTGACAGTGTAATCATTACACAATTACAAATCACCGCTGAGATTAATTCTAAAACTGGGGAAGGTGAAACTGCTAAGAGTGTTATCAGAGTGTACAATGCTTCTGCTGATACAAGAGCTAAGCTGGAAAAGAAGAATGCTTATGTAATTCTGGAAGCTGGATATGGGGATGATATTGGTGTAGTATTTGTTGGTACGTCTCAAAGAGCTTTCAGTAGAAAGCAAGGTACAGAGATGATTACTGAGATACATTGTATTGATAGTAATATTCAATTAAAGACTTCTCGTGTTTCATTTTCATGGCCCCCAAATACAAAGTATTCTACAATATTATCTGATGTTGCTGCTGCAATGAAAGAACAAGGTATTGCTACTGGATATTTAGAGACTAAGGCTAAGAACCTCCCAACACTACCAAGTCCAGATGAAACTGTAGCTAAGGGAGGCTTTAGTTTCCAAGGTCTGACTACTCAACTATTAGATAAACTATGCTCCCAGTTCAGCTATACACACTATATCACATTGAATGAATTATATATACACCCAAAGCAGTTTAAATCCTTCTCTGTACAATATGATATGACAGCTAATCTGTTAAAATCAATTGAACCTCAGACAGACAGTTCCACTGAATCCCCTAGTGTTGAGACAGCAGCAAGATTTAAATTATCTACATTTTTAGACCACCGCATTAAAGCAGGTCAATTGGTGAATGTAACAACTGGTCAGTATAAAGGTAAATATAGAGTAGTGTCTATTGACACAACATTGGATTATCTTGGCGGTGGCGCTTGGGACAGTAGAATACTAATGGAGGTTGTATAATGTCATTGAAAGCATTTATGAGGTCACACCTAGACAACCTCCAGACTCAACTATTCACACAACTTCCAGCAGTAGTAACTGACGTATCTAAGTATCAATCCCAGAATATTATATCTGTAAAACCAGTAATTGATTTCTTGTTCTCGGATGGCCAAGTATCAGAGTGTCCTGAGATATTTAATGTCCCAGTAATTAACCCTAGTGCTGGTGGTGGGTTATTATCATTCCCAATTCAAGTAGGTGATACAGTCTTAGTAGAATTCTCCATGAGGTCAATTGAAACTTGGCTGGAATCATCTGGGGAATCTGTTACAGAACCTACTATGAGAACACATGATATGTCAGATGGTATGGCTATCATTGGTTTATATACTAAGAGTAGTCACCTATCACCAGACCCTAAAGATGTTGTTCTCAAATTCAAAGACAACAGTATCAGATTAAAAGATGATGGTAATGTAGAAATTATCACTAAGTCTAAATATTCTGTCACTAATGACGCTGAAGAATTGATTGCTGTATTGAGCGATGCCTTAGCTGAGATTGCTGCAAGTAATGTAAACACAGTGTACGGTATATCCCCACTAAACAATAAAGCTCAAATATTATCAATCAAATCAAGATTAGATAGTTTTAAAAAATGATTGACAAAATCATAATGTTATTACATAATAATAGGAGTCGCATATGGCAATGTCAGCTTCTGGTTTAGCCAGTGCAATAAAATCCGCAGTAAATGCTATCGACGTTGATAATGGTGAGATCACAAATGACCAAGTTATCAATGCTCTAGCCCAAGCCATCGTAGATCACATCACATCTAATGCTAAAGCTAATGTAGCTTCTGGTAGTTCAGCAGGGCAGTGGCCCATTCAGTGAGAAATAATAAATGGCTGATATAAAGTTAAATAGTTCTCACGATTTCGATTTCAATAACTTCGTCCTCACCACAGATAACACGCAGTCAGTTGCCCAGAAAGTAAAGATCCGCTTACTTAGATACTTTGGTGAATACTTCAAAGATACTACATTAGGTATTGATTACTTTGGAACAGTGCTGAAGAAAGGTACTCCAAAATCAGCTATTGATATTATCTTCATTGAGGAAATAATCAATACTGTTGGTATCCTGTCAGTAGATGTTTATGAGTCAACAATTACCTCTGGTGTCTATACAGCATCCTTTGCTGCTACAACATCTGAAGGTGTTACATTCCAATTTAATATCCAGCCAATTGCACTGATCTAAGGATTTATATGAGTATAACAACAACTGGATATTCAATCAAGCGATATGTAGACATTATTGCAGAAATCCGACAAGAACTTATCACAGCTTCCGGTAATCCAAACTTAGATTTATCTGATGATAGTATTTTAGGTATTATCAATAATATCTATGCCTTAAAATTATCTGAGTTACATGAATTAGCACAAGCTCAATGGAGTGCTGGTGATTTAGATACCGCTACAGATATTGCATTAGATCGTATTGTAGCCCGTGGTAGGGTGAGTAGATTACAAGCAATTAAGTCTTATGGTGATTTACATTTCACAGATTCATTAGGTAAGACAATCAATAACGGTACACAGGTTAAAGATTTAGCTGGTAATGTAGTTCAAACACTATCTCAAATTACACTAGATACTTCTGGTATTGTTGGTTGTACACTTAATGTAACAGCGGTAAATAATGCAACATATACTGTAACAATTAATGGTACACAATACCAATACACATCTGATGCTACCGCTACTGTAACAGAAATCTTAAATGGTTTAATCACTGCATTATCCTCTAATATTACTGTCACAGCTTCAATTGTTTCTAACCGTTTATCTATCCAATCTACATCTGCCTATAATTTAATTGTTGGTACTAACCTATCAGTACATCAGGTTACTAAAGGTGTATCTGGAGAAGCGTTAGTTGCATCAGATGAATTGTTTGAAGCAGGTACACTATCTTATCCAGTAACAGTGATTGGTAGTACAACAGTTACTAACCGTCAGAATTGGGTAACTGGTAGAACATTAGAGACTGATGCTCAATTACGTAATAGATTTAAGAATAGTGTCGGCGGTCAAGGTAACGCTACAGTCCCAGCAATTAGAGCTAAGCTGACAGCATTAGAAGGTGTTACATCTGCCTCAGTAGAGGAGAACTGGACACTATCTACATCCCTCACAGGACTTCCAGCTAAATCATTTGAAGCCACTGTAAAGGGTGGTAGTGATGTTGCTGTAGCTTCTGCTATTTGGAATTCTAAACCAGCAGGTATTCAGCCATTTGGATTGAACAACGCTGTAATTACAGATAGTGAAGGTAGAGAACAAACAATCTATTTCACTCGTCCAGTTGACCAATACATTCATGTTAATGTTATCTATTCAATCTATAGTGAAGAAATATTCCCATCTAACGGTGTAACATTAATCAAAGAAGCTATCAAAACATATGGCGATAGTCTTGGTGTTAATGAAGATGTTATCCCACAAAGATTGATGGCAGCAGTATATCAAAGTGTTGCGGGTATTTCAAACTTAGCGATCACTGCCGGTAAAACATCTTCTCCATTAGATACCCCAGTGTTATCATCAGGTATCATTGAGATTGGTCGTAAAGAAGAATCTATCTTTGATATATCTCGTATTGTTGTGACAGCAGCGTAAGGAATCTAAATGTCTTATCCTGTAGAGAAAACAACACAAGTAAATGAAATGAAGGAGCTATTACTATATCAATTCAGTAATAGCCCTAACATCCTTAAATGGATTGAGATTTGGGGAGAACAAGTTCAGGAGTTAGAAGCTGAATGGTTTGATTTAATTGAATCCCTAGGTATCGATACAGCGTATGAATTTGGATTAGATTTAATTGGTAAGGAAGTTCAAGAGCTTCGCCAAGGTAAAAATGATACAGACTACCGTAATGCTATCCTCACGAAGATATTCATTAATAATTCCAGCGGCACTCCTGAAGAAGTAATCTCCGCCACAAAACAAATTACTGGTGCATCTAATGTTTACTATTCTGAGCAATACCCTGCTGGTGTAGTGCTAGAGATTATTGGTGCGGAATACGTATCCAAAGCAAATACAATCAGACAGACTGTTCCAGCAGCAGTAGACTTAATCTTTGGTAATACTTTAGATATTGATACTGCTCAATCATATTCTGGTGCAGCATTTACCCAGCAAATATCATTTGAAAGTAATCCAGTTTATACAGATTTCTTAGTAGGTGGATACTTAGTGAGTACAGGTGCATTAACCGAAACATCTACATTATATATTCCATGAGGAAATAGA